CAAGTGACGAAATAACCATAGGTGCGATTGTGCTTTGAGTCCAATTAGAGGCTAGGTTCTTGGCGGCTCCTCCAACTTCGGGGTTGGACTCTTGGGCTTCTCTGACCGCTTCTTTAAAGTCATCGTCTTTAGATAACTTTGCACCCAATGCTCTAAGAGGTCTAGCTACCATCATAGCAGACCTATTAATCCACTCATCTGTCCCTAGAACATCTAAGTTTTGCTTGATCATACCACGATTGAAGCCTGGAGTTTTAAAGCTACCCCTTAAACTTTTAGCGAGGTCTTTAACATCTTGTTGTGATGGTTTCTTTACCTCTAAAGCAAACTTGTTTCCTTTGAATACCTTTTCTGGTAAACCGAGATTAGGTTTAGAAATCATATCTGCAATCGTCTTTTGGATTTCTTTATCACTAGACCCACCCTCTTCACCCCCATCTCCTTTTATCGCTTTCGTAAACTCCTTGAATACCCCTAAAGCATATTCCTTCAGATTTGACTTTTTGCTGTCTTTTGATAATTGCTTCTTAGTGATCTGCTTCCAACCCTTAACCGTCCAATAACCCACCTCATTGCCTGTATTGGGGTTCTTACCTTTCCAAGTCTTAAACTTCTCATCTATAAGTGAGTTGAGAGATTTCTCTTTTGCGACTTTGGTAATATAACGATTAACTACTCTTTGAATACTAACTTGATGTCTCATCTCACCAACTCCATCTATCAGACTATAAATACCTAAAGCAAGATATAAAGGAACTACTACAAATATGAGCGAATGGGTCGTATATGTCATCCAGAGTCAGCAGATCAGACGCTCTGCTAAGACAGGTAAAGAACTACCTGGTTTCTTTTATGTAGGTTGCACCACAGATGTTAACCGTAGGCTGAGACAGCATCAGGGTTTCATCAAAGGAGGCGGGAAATACACTGCAAAGCACCGACCTTGGAAGCTCATGTGTACTTATGGCACATACGCTAATAGATCAGAAGCCATGAAAGCTGAGATGGATCTAAAGAAAAAGCGTGGTAAGGCTAGGCTCTATTGGACAGAGCAAGAGTCTAAATGGTGTCGAGGTAGAGAACCTAGATTTTAGGACAAAGCATTGATCTCCTCATCGGACATCTCTTGCATGGCTTTCCCGATAGCCTCATTAACTGTACCTAAAAACTCAACCATAAACTTATCTTCATCATCGGATTCGCTATCCTCACTCGCTATAGTCGATAGTCCAGACTGTATTGCTCCAACCAAACCATTAAACAAGTCTGATGTAGCATACCCACCCACCGTTGAAGCAAATTCCTCTGACCCCATTGCTAAACCTCCGACTGTCTCAGTGGCTTCCAAACTAAGAAACCCCCAAAAGTCTGCACTTTGACTCACAGATCCTATTACGGCATGAGATGCAACACTTTTACCTAAAGAAAGTGCAGTTGTTTTTGCAGTCAGTAATGGTGCGGCTGCCCCTGCTGTCATAACTGTTACTACAGCACCACCATAATAAATAGCTGAACCATAAATGGTTTTCATGTCTTTTTTAAGTTGTTCTTTATCTTCAAAGTCATACTTACCTGTAGCCATTTTACCTAGTAGTTTTGGTGTTTCTATGAGCATATCGGCTACTTCACCCTTTGCGTTCTTTAAAACAGACTTAAAACTAGACCAAGACTTCTTACCGATAGCTTTACCACTTGACGCAAGGAGTTTACCTACCTTTTTCTTTGCACCTAGCATCTTCTTTGTCAGACCTTTACCTGTATTCTTAGATACCCATTTTTGATAGTCTGCTAGTGCTTGCTTGTGATTAGGGTGGCCTTTACTTCGATACGCAGTCGCCCAAGAGACTTGTTTCTGGGTTTTATTATTCTTGTAAGAAGGTGCGACTTTTTTATACACCTCAATAGCACTTTTCTCGGCTAACTTGACACTCGCTATCCTTAAAGCCATCTCTTTTCGAGCTAAGGTCTTTTCAAGGGTAGCTACCCTAACCTCAAGTTTTTTTAAGTATTCTTTATTTAACATATCTAGCCTCCTCAATAAGTTGCTAGATAAAGAAACTATTAAAGTTTAAGGAAAGACTCTACAAGCACCTCTGCGAGATCTTCCCCCTCAACCCCATGTGAACTTACCCATAACTCCCCTTCTCTCCTTACAGACCCATTATTGAGTGCGTATAGATGGTGGAGGTACGCAAGGGTAACTGTGTCCTCAAAATCGGGCAACCATGTTTCACTAGTAATAGTGTATCTAACTTTTTGTTTAGGTTTGAAGTGAGGGAAAACTAGGATGCCAGTCACGCAGACCCACTTAGGGTGTTTAACTAAAAGCCTAAGACGATCAATATCCACCAGAGTTAAACCATCCCTCTCCCTTTAATATAAAAGAACTCTTTGAGATAAGTTTCTGGGGGTCTTCTGTCTTACATTTAGGACAAGGAGGTGATGGGTCATTCATTTTATGCGTGGCTTCAAAGTCATGTTTACATTCTTCTTGTTTACATCTGTAGTTGTAAGTCGGCATTATTTGTCTCCTTCTTTCTTTAATCCCTCTTCTCTTTTAACCCTTCGGGCTTTAGATTCAAGCGTTTTAACATACTCTAATAGCCTACCAAGCTCTTTATCGACTTGCTTTAGTTTTTGTTGTAACTCTTTATCTGAACATATTGAGTCATCTTTCCTATAACTATTGTAAGATAGAATTGAACGAATACTTTCTTTGCTTGATAATAACTTTTGTTGTATAGATCGAGCGTGTCTTAATGAGGTTGTCATAATGGAACTTTCTTCTAATGTTTTTCATGCACAAGCATATCGTATTATTAACCAACTAGTCTCTGGGGCGAAAGATCATGGATTAGAAGTTTCAACCATGCCCCCACAGTTGTCCATCATTATACATGACGAGTTGGATATTGGAGAAGATTTTGGATCTACTGTTATCTCTTCAACATTACCTGATATTCTACAAGATGTAGATCCAAGCACTTGGTCTTGGTTCGCTAGGTGTAGAATGGAAGATGAAGATAAATCAATAGGTTTTATCTTTTGGTGTGTGGTGGAAAGCGATGATCAAGACCAAGTATTTGGAGCTTCTTATCTCAAAGGAGATGGTTGGTCGGGTTTTCTAAGCGACTTTAAGTTTGAGTCTGAACCTCTGCAAGTAGACCCTATGCAAGTAGTTCCTCCATTGTGCGATAACTACGAAGAAGAATATCTGGTTCATTAAATGAGCTATGTGATGCCAGTTATTCTCTTGTGTCTCGCTGATATCATTTTTTGGTTTAAGGGGAACTCAAAGGCTCTCTATGGGATAGATTGGGGGCCTTTAAAATGGTGGCTCTATACAAGTTTATTCACAAACTATATGACCCTATATGCGTGGTGGAAGCTAATAGAAATCGGAGATGTTTGGAAAGCTGGCGTAACTTGGGGCTTGTGTAGTTTGACAATAGACCTTATTCTCAACTGCTACTTCTTCGGGTTCAACTGGAAAGGGGTAATAGCATTATGTCTTTGTGGTGTTGCCGCTGTCATAGTACACACTTAAAAGGAACACAGTATGAAAGCTCTTTATTTCGCTTATGGTCTTTGTCTTGAAGAACACACAATGGTTGACTACCACCCTAGTGCTAGGTTTCACCTGTTCGCAACCTTGAGGGGTTTTAAACTCATCTTCTCTAGTGATGGAGTATGTTCCATAGATAAAGGGTCATTTAATGACATTGTTGAGGGCGTTTTATACACCGTAGATCATCAAGAGTTATCCGAACCCAGAGAGGGTTCTTCACTGTCTATACTCGACATTATGGGTCATGACGGAAACTATGTCTCAGCTCATGTTTATTATACGAACCGAAAAGATCTAGTAGCCCCAACTCAAGATTATCTTATGAGAGTACATAAAAAATATCAAGATTATGGCTTTAACATGACACCCTTAGAGAACGCACTGGATAAATCAAACTATCAAGATACAGAGCAAGAGGAGGACACAGTATGTGGGTCATTGCTGTCTTTATAACCTCCCTAATTCTCCTATATGTGATCGCAGAATATGTAGCCTAAACAAGCACTTCCAAATAAAAGCAAATACACATCATAATCTCTTCTGAGTAGATACAATCCATCATATTAACTTGTCTTTTTGTATGTTATATCGCATATCAGCCACCTTATAAGTTTAGTTCCTATAAGGTGACTGATAATAAATAAGGTATTAAGAGTTAGCCATTCGACACAAAGTCATTCAACTTCTTTGCAATAGTTAAAACTTCGTCAACACCCATAGGGGGCATCTTCAACCCCTCGATGTTTTCTTTCGCAGATGTAATCAACTCAGCGGCTGCAACACCAATCGTATCTTCATGTCGATCATAAAAGCTACCTGCAATGTCACCTTGTGTGTGCATATACTGAATTTGCTTTTCTACACTGTCTTCAACGATATGTTGAGCGAGATGTAAAATCTCTACACGAAGCTCATAGGGGGTCTTGTTTGGTTTAGGTGCAAGGTCACCTTTTAGACTTGACGACATAAGTCATCCTTTCTCTGTGTGTGTGTTACCCAAATGGGCGTTTATACTTTAGACTCTCTAATAATGAGAGTCAATAGAAATTAATCGCTATTTCTAGCTTCAAGAACCGCCTTACGAATCTCTTTAGACTGAGCGACTACATCTTGTAGTGATTTACGGACTCGTGTCCCTGCGGCTTTGTTTCCATCGTCAACTTTAGAAGCGTCTGATTCGAGGTCTGCGATTACTTGCTTAAGGGTGGCGATACGGTCTGAGATAGTACTCATATTGATTTCTCCTAATAAGGAAAGGGTTGATTAATTGTAGGGATGTCCTACACAACACTCATTATACTATGGGATTCTCTATTTCAGACCTTTTTTTAAGCTCTTCAAACATTTCTTTAACTGACCACTTTTCTTTTATTGCTTGTTGTAAAATCCCCACACTAATCCCTAAGAGCTGTTTCCTAAGCCAGGTTGCTCTAGGTATCCTTTCAGTCCCCATGTATATCTTGTTGTCCTTACCTAAATATACACTTTCATTCCCATAGGCTTCTCCAAGCGTGAATAAAATGGTCAATCCATTCTTCGAGAGCCATACCTCAACCTCTTTGAGACATTTTGGGTCTTGTGAATAATACCCACTTATCAAATCTGGAGGTAAAACCTTTGAGGGCTTAATCAGACGCTCATACTTCAAAGATAACTTCGCCATAAGGAACGATCCCCATCTGAGGCAGAGACCCAACCGATGAACTTAATCTTGTCTTGAGGAGATAGTTCTGACGGATTATATACAATACTTTTGGCGTACTTAGGTAGTAGTTTTACGCTTAGATTCTTAGGTAAAACTACTTTATATCCATTACGAATGTGGTTACAGATTACGAGTTCAATCATATTATTTCCCCATCTTAAACTTGCCACCCACGGGTAGCGTTTCGGTTACAGTCCACGGGTCAGATTGGAATCTTTTTGGGCGTGGTTTTGAGTGATCAGGTTTTGAGGATTCCCCTATAATTATTTCTTGGGGGATTGTATTTAGGGGGTTTTGGTAAACTTGAGGTTGCGTCTGAGGGGGCTGAGTTTCTATTGCCCCCTCAACCTCTGGAGGTTCAACAGGTTGTGCTGGTACTGTATCCTCTTCCTCCGAAACAATCAAAGGGGGAGTGTCAGAGGGTTTCTCCGAAACACCCCACACTTCAATCACCTGTGGCTCTTGAAACCCCTCGAAGTTAGAAATCCCATCCCACCTACTCGACTTATTCTGAGCAATTATATTAGGATTCACAAGCAATCTATCTGATTGCGTGAGGATACGCCTATCCCACTTAGTGAACGCCCAGTCTGCACGAACACACTCTCTATTTTTACATTGGTTGCAAAAGGTACGCTCAAACTCTGGCGGACTCATTAAACCACCCTCGTTGCACTCGATAAAGAAATCTTTAGTGGGCTTCATACTCATACCTCAAAAGTAGTATTGTGGGTTCTTTTTCTTGTTTATTGCATCCTGATAACCAGAGGTATACCATTTAATAGGTTCTACTAAACTGAGATCTCTACTTTTCATCCCTACAACCCAAAACAAATGGTTTAAACTTGGCTCTCTGTTCTTAACCATCCAATCCCATGCTTTCGACTCATAAGTGTAATCGAACATCGGGTAAGTCTTCAAAGACTTTCGGTAAGGGTGTTCTGAACTTACTAGATTGACCTCACCATCAAACTTTTGATCTTGAGGGAGGGGGTCATACCACTTTGACTTATTTGCCTCAGTGAATCCGCTCACATCTATTATATTCACTTCTTTAACATTAGACTTCCCATACTTTTTAACACCCATTAAAACACCTAGTGCAGAAAAGCCTGACCCCGCGATCACAGTAATTTCTTCTACCTTGTTAGGAATGTTCTGTACTTGGTATATGATAGGATCAAGAGCTAGATAACCTATATCCCCAAAGTTTATTTCATAAGGGTTGCTATTTTCTATGTGCCATTTAACATCGCATTTAGAACCCGAAGGTTGAGGGTTGCTCACACCAAAGATTTTCGCCCCCACCTTTTGAGCTATAGATATATTGATACGGTTAAGGTCTACCTTTGAGTTGTCGTATCTAGGAACACAAACGATACACTCTAAGTTAAAATGCTTTGCCACTTGAGCTACCGCAGATGTTTGAGCAGAGGGTAGTCCACCACTCACGATAAGAGAACCCCCATGCTTTTCTTTGATGAGGTCTAAGTTCTCACTGACTATGTTTATACTCTGCCGAACCTTAGAGCCGTTGACATATCCTAACTTAAATTTATCTCCACGCTTAACAAGATACCCCTCATGTTCTTCTATGGGGTCTAAAGTCTTTATTAGATCATACATGATTAAACCTCGAAGTATGTTTCTTTTTTAGGTCTGAATGAACTCCACATATCTGTAGTCATTTTAACTGTTGAGGGGCAAGTTACATTACAATATAAAGAATAAGAACCACCCCTCAACTTTGACTTCTTGAGGGGGTCATCTTTATAACCCCCTACAACTAAGTTTTGTAGGTCGGGCATAAGATTGAATATGTGTATGTCTGACATCCTTTGAAGACCACCAAACGGTATCTTATCATAATCACTTATTGCCCCTACACAAAGCCATGTGTGATCTGTATAACACCGATAAAGACTAGATGTGATGGGTTTATTGTCTTTCAGTAAGGTGAGGTTCTTTAAATGGTCGATACTAGATCGGTGTTTAATAGCGTACCCAAAGAGTTTACAAACACCCCCTTTTTGAACATTCCAGGTGTCATTGAGGTGAGATAGCCTCTCCAAAGGATAATCCACAACTACCTCAAGTTCATTGTTCTCTAAAGCCTTATTAAACCTGTTGATCTCCCACCTTATATTTTTGTTTTTATTACCACTAAAACCTTCGGGCCTGTGATAATTCACCTGAACACCACCCCTGAACTCACTAACTTTGCGATAATCTACTTTATACCTCTTGGCTTCTTCTAAACCTACCCATGCAGACAGACCCTCTCTTAAACTCCGAATGAGTGCTTCTTTCTCTTTATCTTCATCTCCACCAATATGTATCGGAGAAAAGTAGAGCTTAAAATACTTGGTGTTTATGATTTTTGAGTGCCGACCCAGATAGAGGACATCATCTTCTATCTTGAATAAGCACTGATTTTTATAGTTAGACAGATACTTCAGAGCTTCATAGTTATAACAAAGCAACCCTCTATCCAGAGCAGAAGACACAAATGGTGTTATCTCTTTCAAATGTCTTAACTCAAGCAACTTCCACATTCAGAGAACTCCAAAAAAAGTATCTGTTTGTCGATTTGGTTCGGGGGCGTATAAGCACCCATCTCTTACCCAAGTGTAATCGTCTATCTTCTTCTCTTCTTTTTTCCCATACTCAAAAAACATACTTGTAATCCTATTCTAACAAAGCATTGATTTTACGACCTCCATATACCACATCATACTCACCATCTTGCGACTTAATCCAATCGGCAAGGTCTTTTGCGATCTCCTCAGTTAGTTCCTCTACACAAAAAGTAGGAAGAGCGTGGGTTTTCTGAACGGGTTCTTCTACGACCTTCTTTTTAACTATGTTATCGGGGTTTACTCCATAGTCTGCATAAATTTGTTCTGTCTGCCTTTTGATCTTGGCGATGAATTCCTCTGTGTAATCACAATAGATGTTGCTAGAGCCACAGTGCATACATGAGGTCGGCTTAGGATCACGAGGTGTTTTTCCATCACAATCTACCTCTCTGCACTTGTACTTGGCATTGATGATCTTATCCCCTGCTTCTCCTGCAATCACATCTTTCTCATCAAAAGGCACTGTCCAATCTTTACCAAGCTCAACATCGACAAGTAAAGGAACTTGCCACCCTAAACGCTTAATGACTTTGTTGCGAGTCATTAATTCAGAAATGATGTCAATCGCTTCTTTCAAGATTGACTTATGAATCTCGAACACGATTTCGTCATGTACTGTTAAGACCATCATCAGTTTGTCTTGCCAGCCACGCTTCTTAGTCTCTTGATAGATGAAGCTCATCGCCAACTTAGTCACATCAGCACTTGTACCTTGAACTGGGCCATTCACTGCCTTACGCTCATCTTTGGACTTGAACCTAAAGTCATCAGATTTGATGTCGGGTAAAGGTTGAACCCGACCCATACCCGTCTTTACATAACCATGTTTACGACCAAAGTTGTGTTGCTTAGACCACCATTTAGTCAACTCACGATAGGTCGAAGTGAACTTCTTGAACTTCTCATCAGCCTCTTCAGAAGAGCAACCAATAGTACGCTGAACAGCTTTACCTGTACCTCCGTAGGACAACGCAAAGTTGCAACCCTTAGCATTCCCTCTTAATGCTTTCCAATCATCACGATTTTTAGCTCCCTCACCATAAAATGCAACTGCTGTGATTGTATGTAAGTCTCCAATCTTGTCCGACCCACAACCAGTACAGTTTGAAGGAGGTGCTTTAGCGAACCCATCCTCTTGGAGTTCTTTAGGATAAGCTGTGCCACATTCAGAACACTCAAAGAAAGCCTTGATCCATTTAGGCTCAAGACTAAGGTTGGTTACTAACCGAAGCTCTACACCTGCATAGTCAATGGCCGCTAACCACCAATCATCATCTCGCACAGACACACATGAACGCATCTTAGAAATCGCTTCGGGTTTGTTTGGGTCATAGGTAGCAGGTATGCCTTGAAAGGGTACACGACACCCTCCATCTTTGACCTTCCAAGGCTTGCTATTCGTCTTACAGGAAAAACGACCTGTGTCTGCACCAAACTGATCAAACTTAGGTTTAAGCGTACCATCTGGTCCAACATCTTCTACAAATGGAATGAGATACTGACCCATTGCCTTCCCAAGCTCTCGAAAGGTCTTAACCTTAGCCATAAAAGGAAAGTCTTCAGCCGCATTTTTAATCACATCTTCAAGAATGTCCTTAGAAGTCACGACCTGCCCCGACTTTTCACTCGCCTTAAGCCCTGGTACACTCAACTCTCTAAATAACAGACCGAGCTTTTGAGGAGATAAAATGTCATAGGTTAATGGAAACTCCACTTCCTCAGTACCTACACTCTTACCGAGAACCGTTACAGCCTTAGTAACCACACCCTTTTCATCAGGATAAAGTCGAAGGGATTCCTTACGAGCTTCATCTACACGAGTTTTATAACTCATACCCTCCACTTCCATGTGATTAAACTTATTATCTCCCTTTAGACTCCCCTTGAGGACTCGCACATAGTTAGGTGTAATGTCTCGACCTAAGATCTCTTTCGCTCCATCGTAGACCTCAATCAAAGAGTCAAACCATAGCTTCTGCCCTTGCTGACTGTACTTCAAGGCTGTATCTTGATCAATGTACACACGATTTCTGTGCATCCACCGAGTCGAGAGTAGACACATACGCTCTAACTTATACATCGAGTTAGTGTGTTCTTTAGCTTCACTGTACTTCTTATACAAAACTTCCCACAGCCCAAGCGTACACATTGCATCACTAGCGGCATACCAAACACAGGGTTCCCAGCTCACATCAAGTTTAGAGTAATTCTTGTCGGGAGCATCGGGCATGAGGTCTGATAACTCAATCATCTCTCGCTCAAGGTGAACATTAGTTAAATGCTTTAGTCCTCGACCACCTTTTTCACGAGGGTTCAAGAGATACTGAATGATGTAAGTGTCATGCCATTTAAAAGAATCCCAACGCTCCTCTCCTAGACCCGACTTGTATTCATTAAACTCCAAGAACTCTTGATCAAAACCTGCGTTATGGAAGATTGGTTGTGCTTCTACGCTTGGATCAAGCAATCGCTCAAGTGCTGGGTGCATTAATCTCCAAGGAATGTTGTGTTCAACTCCCTCTTGATGACCAACAGGGAAATAATACCCCTTGTCCCTATGTGCTGACAGGCAAACACCAACAATGGAATCTTTAGTGCGACCATCGAATACACGATTATCAAGACCTGTTGTTTCAAGGTCAAGACCATAAGCACCAACTGGACTGTTGATACACTCATCAATACACTGATCAAGGTTCTCTTTAGTACCCAAGATCATTTCTGTGTCTTTCATCCACAACTTGGGTTGGATATTTGGTCGTCTTAATGACTCAAGCATATCTGCAAACATTCGTTGCACCTCCTTATAAATATAGTTCTCACCCTCCTATTATATGAGGTTGGGGCATATTGTGACCCCTTATTTATACCCTTATGTCATCAACTTTAACTCTCTTGGAAGGAGAACCTAATATGACTATCGCATCAATCCTCAAAACACCAACTACTCGTGTAGTCCTCAGTTCGGCTTTCAGCAATCGTATGCTAGCCGAGAACGCTCTTGTCCACAAGATCGACCTTGATGTCGATCAAGCTAAGGCTATCATCTCTCTCGCAGAGATGGCAAGCAACATCACCTTCGAGAACGCTATCAATCCACGCCACGAGTCCACTGTGGCTCTCGCTCAAGGACTTACCAAGTCCGAGTGTGTCGGTGGCAATGTGAGTCTCAACGATGGTGATGTGGTGGTCATCATTCAGCCCTCAGCATCGAGTCGAAACGACACCGAGTTCGAGGTCGAACACTTTAACGAGTGTATCTTCCAAGTCCTTCAATGCCTACCCCTCTCAATGCTCCAGAGTTAAAGGGAGGGTGTATGTTGATCTACACAGATGTGGATCAGTGTGGCTTATTCGGAGCTAAATACTTTGGTCTTAACGAGATGCTTGTCTGCTCTGCTGATGCTCTCTTACGCTCCAAAGGTGGCGATGGATACGACAAAGAACACCGAGACTTTCTTGAGCCACTAGGTTCACAAACCTTAGTCCTCCAGCGTACTGAACAATGTAGTCCAGGTTGGTGGGAACTTATCAAAACACTTTAAAAAAGGAGAATGGATATGCCTTATAAACGAATGGAAAATGGAGAACGAGTATGGGTGGAGGTCGGTGGTCGTTATAACAACGAAGTTCGCTACTACAGCCGACCACCTCAACCCGCCCCTATGCCTGTCTTTCGGGTTCGTGAGAACATCGACTACAACACAGGTAAGACAACACGAGAGATCGAGGTTGTAGAGGATAAAGAATAGTAGCCCCTATTGCACAAACCTAAAGTATATTTTAATCTTTGTGCATGGGCAAGGCAGAACAAATAAGAGTTAGAAGTCTCATTCGTTTGCTTCATGTAGTATGGTATAGTATCTCCATCTAAACAAAGGAGATTAACTATGTCAGAACTATACTTTAAATACGCCCTGTATGGACTTGCAAGCCTCTTTCTTGTATCGGTGGGGGGTAATGCTTGGACTGTCTATAAAATGCAACGAATGGACGCTACAATACAAGATCAGATTGCAGGTGTTCTTAGTGAGAACGCTACAAAGATAACCACGATGAATGAGACTTTAGGTACTGTGAAATCTCAGATGGTTGATCGTGCCACGCTTGAACAAAGAGCAAAAGAAATCATTAGTGGACTTGACCAAAAGACCCAAGACGCTATAGGGAAGTATACTTCTGAAACGGGAGCAAAAGTAGACTCAATCAGCAAACGCTTTGTTAGAATGGAAGCAAGACTCGATCAAGGGATCTCTCGCATAGGTAAAAAAGTAGATCGCCAAAGAAAAACCCCTCCTCCCCCTAAAAGCTGGAAAGGTGTGAGTAGACAAGATCAAACCCGATGTGCAGACCACCCAGAGAGATGTGAAACATTTGAGTTTAGCTGGCACTCACCTTTCTCTCTAAAAGGTAGACCCATATATACTTTCTCAAGTAGAAACATATGGGAAGGAAAAGGGAGTCTCGACCTCAACTTAGCATTTAAGGTGGTGGCGATCACTTATGGTGAGGATCAATCCAAACTCGGTTCGGGTGCGGTTCAAAATCAAGGTATGCACATTTATGGTGGGTACTTTGATGAACAAGGAGAGTTTGTGGAGATAGAGGGTCTTGAGAGTAAACTCATGAAAGGAGATAAAAACTTAGATCCTAGACTGATTTATGTCCCAAAGGTTGATGCACCTATTGGGCGTTTAGGGTTAAGTTTGTTTGAACCAAGTTTGCTTGTAGGCTCAACATATCAAGCGAGTGACTTTGGTCTGTCTATTGGGGGTAGCTTTTTGAATCTCCGTAAAGGGGAGTATCGGTTCGGTGGGAACTTTGCCCTTACAGAATCTAATCAGTATCTAGGGCTGATGGGAACATGGCATCCATATATAGCGGGTAAAAACCTCAATATAGCTCCTGGTCTTGGTTGGGTATTTGGTGCTGATGGTTCTAACACATGGTCGTTGGGAGTCCACTTTCAAGTTTGGTGAGTTAAAGTCGGTAGAACTTTTTAAACCCTCTCCAATCTTTGGGGTGTATCTCACTAAACATACTTGGGATCTTAGAAATCAAGACCCATTCCCATTCAGTATGCTCATGGTCTAAAACAGGTTCTATCTCTGTTTTACAGATTCCAACATACATGGTGTAAATCCTGTCCTCAACATGATCGACTACCTTGTATTGGTCGGGAGTTATACCTGTCTCTTCTTCAGTCTCCCTAAGAGCTGTCTGATAAGTCGTTTCATTTGGTTCGCCCTGTCCTCCTGGGAAGTCCCAATAGCCCGACCACTTGTCGTATTTATAATGTGTTCTTTTCATTATGAGGGCTTTATTACCGCATAATAGCATTACCCCTGCACCCATAGTGGTTCTCCTTTTGTAATTTGTTTATTAGTACCTCTACTGTACTTATTAAAGGAGTATAAAATGAAGCCGAACCAACAAGTAGCTTTGAGATTAGGGGCAACCCATGAGTGATGGAAACATACCACTAGGCACTACACCATTACCTGAACACTGTCACTTTGTTGGCAGTGATAAGATAATCTGCTCGGACAACGATGGCGTTGATCGAGAATGTGAATTTTTCGAGGGTGAATTAGGATGCAAGGTGACAGCACAACTTGTGGATGTAAACCCAACAGGTGCGGAGATGAAAGATGTCTTTATAGGTCATGCTTATCTTGTAGTGGTTGTCGCTATTTTGAGTTTAGCCTTAACTCAAATCATTAAACCTTTCATTTGGAAAACCTGCACCGAAAAGTCGGATGCTGTGATTAGACTATTTGCGATACTCACGGGTGCGGGTATTGCCTACCATTTATCAAACCCACTTAAGATGATTGATGTCTATATGGGAGCAAGTGCGGGAGCTATCAATGCTTTCGTGATAAAAATGTTTAAAGCTAAAGTCAAGAAATCACTAGGTGTTGAATCAACACCAGACCCACAAGATAAGGAAAAAGAAGATGAATAAATCACTACAACGAGTTGCTTCAAAATATATGGAAGCAAGATTATTTGGACTACTTAGTACTCCTGTTAGCAATCAGGAAATAAGAAGAGCAGTTAAAAGATTACAATGGGCTTTCCCAAAAGGTGAATACAAAGTCATGTCCATTATGGGGCAAGACAGGAAGAAAGTGATTAGGACTACTACACCAGATGGTTTCTTGTCTGAGATTACTGGTCTTGAAATGGACAAAAAAGGGAATCTATCTTATCGGGTCTTAACTGTGTCTAACCCTCATGGTAGAGACATTAAAGTTGATAGTTTAGACGAAGCGACAGATACTGTATATAGATTATTAAAGAATCACTTGTAAGGATGCTTTGAAAACCATAGGAGGCTTATGAGTAAAGAGACTAAAAAAACTGAAACGACCGAGACTCTGATGGGGCCACCTGCTCCTAAAATAGAAAAATATGATCATATTGGTCATGTGTATCTCATAGTCGTGGCGGCTATTGTTAGTTATGCGGTCACTGAAATTGTAAAACCATTCATCTTCAAAACCTGTGCTGAAAAATCTGAAGCCGCTATTCGCCTCTTTGCTGTCATTACAGGAGCGATTGTAGGGTACTCTTTAAGTAATGATATTTTAGATCTATGGCTCGGAGCTTCGGCAGGGGCATTAAATGCTTATGTTATCAAAATCATCAAGTCAAAAATAAAATCCACAGTGGGTTTAGATAAGACACCAGCACCAGAGTCCAAAGATTAATAGTTTCTTTATCTCTATCCTTTTCTAGTAATTATAACAGGAAAGGATAAAGTAATGGCTACTAAAATCAGAATAACACACACAGGAAAAGGGCCTATTGACCCTCGCACTAACCAAGAACTAACCGCAGAAGGATTCACAGTTTACTTCAATGACTTAACGGATAATCTTGATCAAAGTCAGTTCACTAGGTCAATCGCACCACCAAGCCAACTTACTTTCACTACAGGAGGTAACAACTTTGTTACTCTGGACTTCACAGACCGAGTTGAGAAGTCTTACGAGTCTGGATCCATTAAGGCTTTGATCGCTAGTGGTCATATCACTACAACCTTTGAGGGATCTGACGGTGGTGCGTTAGAACTGGTCGAAGGTGTTACATTATACGCAACTGACCCCACAGGAAATGGTGGCGAAGATCCCGATGTGAACGATCAAGGTATCAGAATCAATGGTAAGAGTGGTGTCAGTAATGGATACATAGACTTCTTCTATGATGATGATGACTCAATGTTAAGAGTTATCGCTCATCCGTCTACCAATATACCTAATGACGCTGGTGATGCCGATATGGTATTTATGACATCAGCAGGGTACGCTGTGGGAAATGGCAGTACAGGGGGTGGAGAGTTTCGAGTCAAGACAGGGTATGGTTTGGATTCTAATGCCCAAGACGCAAACGGTAAAAACGGAGGTGATGTTGAGATTTTAACTGGAAGTGGTGGAGAGTTTGGGGGAAAAGGGGGTACGATTTCAATCACAACAGGACAGGGGCATGAAGATAAAGGTGGAGATATTCTGATCGTGACAGGCGAGGATCGCATAAACGGTAACGGAGGGGATATCTACCTTGAAGCAGGAGCAGGCTTAGGCGTAGGCAATCGAAGTGGTAACATCACTCTAGCACCTATGACGGGTATAGCAGGGGCTACTAACGGCAATCTTAAAATCGCAAACATGGATAAGGGGCTACTTTCTATTGATGGGAACTCTAATGTAGTATCCACAGGGAATGGTTTCCTCGTAAAGAAAGAAACTATTAATGTTGCTATTGGTCAACTCACCCAACACATCATTGCAGATGCAGACTTTCTAAATGTACTCCGAGCCGAAAGTATTATCACTGTAACACTCCAAACCGTAGCAGGTGTAACTGTAGCCACTGCACCTTATGTTTCAGACATAACACCAGATACAGACTTCACTGTAGGGTTCGATCTCACAAATGGTAATGTTGGGGCAGTTGATATTTTTATTAACTACATGATTGTAGGATAAATATGAAATACCTATACCACTACAAAGCTGAAGTTCTTTCCGTATATGACGGAGACACAGTTACCCTTATGATTGACCAAGGCATGAAACACTTCGCCAGAGTCAAAGTAAGAATGATTGGGATTGACACCCCTGAGATACGCACTAAAGACCTTGATGAGAAAAAAAGAGGGTATGCCGCTAAGGACTACCTAAAGTCCCGAATCGAAGGTAAAACCATTATCGTACAAACCCTTAAAAAGGGTAAGTTCGGTAGGTGGCTTGGCGTTATGTGGGATTACACCGAAGATGCAGATGATCTAGGTGAATCACTTAACGATGAAATGATCCGCATGGGTCATGCTAAAGCCTATGACGGTGGTAAGAGATGAAACCTCATCAAAGAGTTGCGAGTAGACATATCGCTCGTCTTGATATTAAGTTCGTAGAAACGGATGACTTTACTAATACAAATTCAACTCATTCGATAGAGATTGTAAATAATAAAGTGAAATTATATAGGGATGTTGTAGGTTTTATAGAGGGTAAGTTTGGAAACCATACTTTAGAAGAACTATATGAATATGCCTGTTCTGAAGATATTTTAGCCCTTTATGAACTATGGGCGATAGATGCTGAATGGCACGATGAGATCCCTGTATTTGAAGTCTTAGAGAGCAGTGTCGATGAGGAGTATCGCTCAAAAAAGTTAGGTCTTCAAATGTATAAAGAACTCGCCAACTTAGCTAGGGAAGAGTCTAGGACACCAATGTTCTTTATCCCTAACTACTGCAATACGAGGTCTACAACCCCTTCAGCACTAAGGGTTTGGAAATCCTTAACAACATCAAATGCTTCGACCAGCTCTGGTGATGTTGTTTTGATGGTAGGTCGAAAGTTGAGATAAAGATGAATAGATATGCAAGTGTAAATAGAGTCGCCCGTATCCATACAGCTCGTATGCAAAAGAGAGCGATGTTCTTTGATAATGTCAAAGAAGATGTAGCTTCAGCCTTCATGCAAAATGAAGCGTCAAAAGAACGAAAGAAGATTTCTAGCGAAGGTAAGTCTGGATTAAAGTTCTTGCAGAAGCAGTTTGGACTAAACTCAATGGATTCCTTCATCAAAGCGATTGGGCAATCTAAATATGATCCCAATGACCCAGTACAAAAAATGATTGCAGAAGCTGGGGCTAAAACTAACTCGCCAGGTGAAGCAGGTGATATGTTAGGTAGGTTCGCTAATGCTTATCAGAAGCAAGACATTGAGGGGATGGCTAAAGAGGTAGGAGTTGAAAAAGAGACTATGGCTCTCGTCCTGCTCTGGTATGTGAGAGACAATAAAAATGTGAAACTCAAAAATGCTTCCATGAACAAAAATGCTTTTTGGAATCCATTTGCCGTTGCTCCTGTCCCCCCTCTCCCCCCTTTCCACGCACAATCTGTTGTAGTGGAAAATGTACTAAATATAGGTGGTGGTGTGGTTAGCCAAGTATCTCACTATACAGGTGAAGGGATTTCATGGCTTTGGTCTATAATCCCTTCAGGGTATGCTCCAACTTTACCCACAGGTAAAGTGTGGACTGCAATATACTTCATTCTGAAGAATGCATGGCTAGGGATTATGAAGGCAGGTGGCCTAGCTATAGGGGCGATTAAAGCGTCAATAGTTAAAAGCACAGCGACATTCGGAATCATCGCAGTGCTGAAAGTCATAGGGATTGCACTTATTGTATATTACGCCATAATAGGTTTGTCTTGGATGAGTTATCAGATCACAAGGCTACCTAGTAGGGTACTAATAGAGTTCCCTGTACAGGTCATATGGAAGATCCTTAAGATGATTGGGCAGGGGGTGGTTAAGATGACTAACTGGGCGTATGATAAGATCAAGTTTATAGTCTCTGAGAATCAAGATCTACTAGAGCCAAGTGACCCTATGCTCCCCGCAGTCCAAGCGATTTGAAATGATTAATGAGGTAGACCTTTTAATCCAAAGGACAGTTCCAGCAGAGAGGTCATCCAAAGCGTCATTGATCGAAGCTACGGTCAATAGCCAAACGCTTCCAGGTTGTCTTTAAACACATCTTTGATTTGATTGATTCGAGAGGTTAAGACTTTATAAGAAACCTTGCGAGATTTAGCCCAATTTTTCTTGTTCTCATACTCAGCATAACGAAGCTCAAGCCAGAGTTCATAATATATATCCAGCTGTTTAGACCCAAAGCGATTGAGCAACAAATCTTTCATGTACTCATTTTCTGATCTTTCCTCGATAGAAAGAAACTCATCGTTGTGTACATAGAGGTCAGGTTCGCCAATTTGTTGACCTGTCTCTGCATCCATCTTTGAAACCCTCTGAGCAACTTGAAACCCTTGAGACTCTAGGTTTTTTATCTGATGGCTTGGAGCATAAGGGGTGTCTACCTCCTCTAGCTCGTATGCTTTAATTTTAGTCACTTCTGATTGAGTCCTCGCACCACGAGATCTCTGATGACAGTCTTTACCCTCTTTATACTTCTCACGAACCACATACTGCAAGTACCACTCATACACGACTGAGGACTTGACCTTTTTACCCCTATCGAGTTCTTTTTTGAGCTGATTGTTCTTGATTAGTTGTTCAGTAAGGAACTCATGGAAATAGCTCACAATCTGATCTTGAGGTAAGGTGAAGCGATTATTATAGGGTGTCTTTTTCTGAACTAGGTTTAAAACTAGCTCATAGTTTTTGCACTCAACACCATATAACCAATGCTCAGTCTCGTTCCAAACTCTTTTAGGTTTGTTCTCAACAACGATAGGGACTTCGTATATTAACTGAAAGTAGTCCTCTAATGTGTCTTCGCATATTAACTGAAAGTAATCATCTAATGTGTCTTCGCATATTAACTGAAAGTAATCATCTAATGTGTCTTCGCATATTAACTGAAAGTAGTCCTCTAAACTACTCCCCTTAAGGGTGTGTAACCCCTTGGTTTTATTACTCATTTGTGTCTCCGAAAATCGGGTTAAAGGTTGACTTATTGGACATCTATCCAAGTCAGCCCTTACATTACCACACCCCCCTACTCGAAGCAAGATATTTGCCCACCTAAAGTCAGATTTGTAGATTGTTTATATACGGTATGTTCTATGAGTCATCCACCATTGAAAGTGAGAGAGAGATATGAACATTAAAGAAGCATCTGCCATGCTAAATCAGATCAAGAAATCTGGACTTCATACTAAGACCAAAATTGCTCAAGAACTTGTAAGAGAGCTTGAAATGACCCTCAAATCAGCAGGTATGACTAAGCAAGCCGATCTGAGGTTGTATACTCAAAGCGACTCTGATCTTAAGAAGATCTTCTTCTATTGGGCAAGTGCCGCTCTCTCTGAAATGACTAGTGAGCCAGAACTGCAAGGTATGACTATCCCCCCTGTTGGTTCTGATACACCCACAGAGTATGGAACAAAAATCTTCAATCAACTTGGTGGTGGTCGGATGAGAAGGCGACAGGCGAGTGTTGCAAGATATGCAATCTTTTTGAACAATCTCTATGAACAAATCAAACCAACTCTCACTAAAAGCGTCAACATCACCTATAAATCTTTTGTTAGGAACAACAAAGAGTTCGAGAGACTAAACAGCGACATTCTTGAAGATCTTTGGCAGAGAGCTACGCTGTGGGCTGTGACTGGTACAAGAGATAGTGCAATAAGAGATACAGAGGTATCCCCTTGGAAAAGGATCGAGGGAAATGTCGAGGGGGGAGGCTCTCTCGCTGAGAGAGTTATGAAAGCTATCCGTAAGGGAGTATTCAGTGCTATGACTTCTAAAGGACGCTACCTAAATCTTGAGGAAAGAAGATTGCTAGGGATCGCAACCGTTGATGGACGAAAAGTAAGGCAAGAATCTATCGAGGGGCAATCTTCGTCTGGTGGAGAATACAGCAAACTCGATCAGCAGGGACAAGTAACTGAACTTAAAACTAAGGGGGAGGGGTATCTTGAGGAATCTGGCTGGAGCGAAGATCAGCTAGAAGGAATGACAGGGAAGTTGACAGACGGATCACTTAACAATGTGGAAACCCTCATGGCTATCAAGATTCTGCTGAACTCTGACCATATTGCAAATGACGATGCGTTTATTCGAGAGTTAAAACTCGACTTTATGGCAGGTGTTTACACAGAGAAAAAAGAGATGTTACTCGCTAGTGAAATCCTTAAGATGACAGGAAATCCTATCACTGATGAGCTTATGGAGCTTATTAGGAGTTATCACTCTGGAGAACTCGATGAAGCAGATCGTCTTGACGCTGAGTATGATCTTATAAATGACGGTTGGATGGTAGATCACATTGAAATGTCTACAGATGCCACTGAATCTGTTAAAATGATCTCAGAGCAAGCGGAACAAATGGCCCAAATCGCTGTTAGTGGTCTTAACTTACCAGAAGGTGATCTTGGAGATGCTATAGCTGAACTAGCAAAAGCAGAAATGCAAGAAGCTCACTTGAAAAAGCTCTCGAAGATGTTTGATAGCGATCAGTTCCACTGGATGCTAGACGCAAACTTGTATCTTCAAGATAGCGAGTGGGCCTTAGCTACCCGATATTTCAATGAAAAAGCGATGTCCTCTTTACAAGATATGATCGAGGAACACCAAGAACCCCTAATACCTGTCGGATTGAAGAATGTCTTAAACTCAAGCACATTTACCGATAAAGCAAAGATTGTGGCGATCAAAGAGTTTACCGATAGTTGCATGGAGAATTCTAAAAAACTCTTTGGAAAAGATCAGGGGCCATTCTCATGGTATCTTGAGTGTGCCATTGTGTTAGATGGTGGTAAATTAACTTTTAAAGCGGGCGAGAAGAGAAAAGAACTCAACATAGATAAGCTAGAGTACTTTTTCATTACAGGCAGGTTCATTGGGGGGATCTATGAGGCTTTAGCCGTGATGGACGAGAGTGAGAAAAAAGATCTAGCTGATAAAATCGACTCCCTCGTTTCCCCTTTAATTCCAGAGGGTATCCAAGTAACAGGAAAAAGTTGGTTAGAGACCATAGGAAGGCAAAAAAATAAGAAGGAGGCTTATAAGACTGCCAAAGGGAGAGACTCAGCCAAAATGAAGGCTTTTTTTGGATCAGTTGCTAGTGAGATTGTTCGGTATCGCTTCTATCTCGATCTTGGATTAACCGAGTCAACAGGCCCTCTAGTACCAAAAAATCTTGGGAACTCAGAGTGTGATACCCGTGTAAGATACCTTATGGGGCCAATCCCTACCAAAGCAGTTAATGAGGTTAAAAACGACACTTATGATGCTATGTTAAACGACTGGGCATTAGAAGTCCAAAAAGCGTTGGAAGAGAGGGTCAAAGTGCAGTTTGATAAGAAAAATACTATGAATAATCAAGTGAAGAAGTTATTCAAAAAACTTGAGGTCGGAGAGGAAACAGACCTTTACAAAGCATTTGTTGGTGCAAGTTAATCTATAGTTTATTTATCATTGGTTGTCTAGTAAATAACCCACTAGATTGCTGGTGATAATATGAGCGAAGATTTACAGATTTCTTATGCTTGCCCTCATTATACTCGATATGAGAGGGTAGGTCTTCAAAACGGTATCTATATAATGCCTTCATCTCCAATTAACGGAGAAGGTCTTGTAGAGATAAAAAGAGATGGTGTTGTTCTCAACCCAAAGGGTAATAACAGAGAATCTACAATCACCTCCCCTAATGTATCTCCTTTTAGGGTTCGTAAAACATCTAATGTACTGACGATCACTACAACAGAGGGGTACTCAAACACAATCACCTTACCTACGAAGATTTATAACTCAAAGACTTTAATCACCGAGATACAGGGTGTGCTTGGGTCAATCGTAGTTGAAGAAACATCCTCAAAGGCGTTGAGGTTTTCTGACCAAGAGCTAGGGGTTGGTTTTACCCTTACAGGTAGTCTCTTAAAAACTCTAGGGTTCAAGAAACAAAAGCAAGTTGTTAAAACAAAGAAGCTCACCCCACCTTGGGGTTTAGTATCAAGAATTAATGGACACGATATACAGTTTCAAAAAAACCTTGAACCTGAAGGGTTGTTAGAAATATCGTACACTACCGAGAAAGTATACTGTAGGAGATGTGGTGGGACAGGTGTAGAAAACGACTTTAGGTTTGCTTCTGACGGAAACATTCAAAAGATTAGTGACACCAATTTACTGTATCAAAATGTGGCAAAAGCATTATTGACCGAGATAGGATCGAATCCTTATCACGCTTGGTATGGGTCAAACGCTAATCGACTTATAGGCAAAAAAAACAATGCCTCTGTTGGTGTGTCTTTAAGGTTAAGCGTACAACAGGCTCTTGATAAGTTGCAGAAGATCCAACAAGACCTCAAGAGGGTACAATACCTTAGCCAAGAAGAAAGACTAATGAGCGTTCAGTCTGTGGAAGTTTCTGCACTCAATAACAATGCGACAGCGTTATTATGTAATGTGGTTGTTCGCAGTGGTGCTAACCGTCAAGTGAGTGTAAATATAGTCTTTGAAGTACCAGGTAGCATTTCATTAGATGGGAGTTTGACATGAGTTATATCTTAAAAGTAGTAAAACCAGATGGGGTAAGCACATCAGATTCAACAAGTTATTCAACAGATAAAGAAGAAGTATTCATTCATGGTCTTGTTGAGGGGTTTGATCAAATCAATGTATCGTTCTTAGGTGAAGTATTCACTTCTGTTGGAGTAGACGCTGACATCGAAATCAGCAATGGGGCATGGACATTTCCAGACCCAAATACGACCGAAGGGATAGACTTAAATCAAGGGGCTAACAACTTCCTAGTCACAGCAACTGACAGTCTGAATAACAACACGACTTCACTTACACTCATTGTCATTTCTAGCATAGACTCAAATACAAATAGACCGACACCACCCTTAAACATAAAAGCAGAACGAGCAGATGATAATGTAGTTCTTAGCTGGGTACATACAGACTCGGAGATTAGTTCTTATAATGTGTACGCATCAAGAACTAGTGGGGGAGGGAATGGGTATCAACAAGTTAACAAGATACCTATAGACCCTATCACCTATGGGTCTAAATCTGAAAAAGTCACTTCGATTGTCGATTTCTCAAGTGATCTTGACACCATCGAAGAAGACCCAAATGTCCTTACGATAAAAGCCTTACAGAACACCACATGGAATGATATAGGCACACAAGAAATTGCCGAAAGTGTTAGTCGATTACGATTCGCTACAAATGTTTCCTCAATCGAGCTAGAAACAAAGGTTTCTTTCAAACACAATCGTCTTACTCCTGACTCAGCAAATACGGTAGACATAGGTGAGTTTACTTCTCTTAATGCCAACACACCTCTTTATTATGTGATTACATCAGTTAAGGTTGTTGATAACCAATCGGTGGAATCAACCTTTAGTGTTGAAGTAGGTTCTGCTCCTATTAACTTACAGCTTGTCAATACCACCCTCCCGAATGTGACTGACTCACAACTCACAGAGAGTATGATTTCTGCTATCTATGACGCTGATTCCACAGCGAGTGTTCATGCAGGGTCTGCTGTGAGAGATTTATTTATAGACCCAGTAGTGTCAGAGATCTCTCGCATGAGAGTCCTCTTAGACTTCTGCTACAAAGCGACCAACTTTGTTTCATTAAATGACATAGACGACCCCACAGGGTTGGGTGAGTCTCTTTATGTAGCCAACTCAAGCTATAAACAGCTCTTAAAAGAGGCTTACTTCCTTGATACCGATACACAGGTACAAAACCTTATCGACATTTGCTTTGATCGTTTAGCATCAAATCTAGGCATTATTAGAACATCTGGACAAGTGGCTAGAGGTGAGGCTACCTTTTTCTCTAGGTCTCTACCTACTTTTGATCTGATTGTACCCATTGGACAAATCATCTCTGGTAATGGTGTGAGATTTAGGACTCTCCAAGAAGGTATTATCTCTGTTTCCGAAGCCCCAAACTTTTACAATCCAATCACACGCAGATATGAGGTCACCTTACCGATACAAGCAGATACAGCAGGGCTGAGTGGAAATCTAACATCAGGACAAATCATATCGGGTGCTCCACTAGGATTAAGTGTGAGTAACAACGCCCCTACATTCGGTGGGTCTAGTAGAGAAACAAACCAAGAAATGATGACAAGAGCGATGACTTACATCTCCTCTGTTGATGTAGGTACGAAAGCAGGATACGAAAGAGTAGCCAGAGAATCTGCTGGTGTAGTAGGGTATGATGTCATAGACGCTGATAGTCCATATATGATTCGGGATAATGGTCAAGGGGGCAAAGTAGACATTTGGGTTAGAGGAGAAATCCTAAGCAAAGTTACTGATGTGTACGCACCCTCTTACAAAGCAAGAAAAGGATCAAGATTCATCCCGATTCAAAGGGAGGGTGCGTATAAGTTCCAAGCCTCTGATGCCACCATAGAAAATCCACTGTTTAAAATGATTGACCGAACTAATACCTTTGGACTTAAAAACCAAACCAATGGCGAGTTCTTCGATCTTACTGGTGCTACCATATCAGAGGGGAAGATCCTCATCCTCGATCCAGATATCCCTCAACCCACATATCGCATGACTGACATCATATTGGGAGACTATCGAACAGAGGTGACGAATAAAATCATACTCAACAAGCAACCCGCTAAATCCGTTATCTCTGTACGCAAAGCAGATAATACTGACTTGCCATATACTTTCTATAAAACCGAAGACCCTCTCGTTCAAGGGCAATCTTCAAAAGCTCAAGACTACATCATTATTGACAATGACGGGCTAGAAAAAATCATTGAGGTCACAGGAGAAACACATACACTCAATGAATTGTATGCCGAAACCCTCTTAAATCGAGGTATCGATATCACCTCAATTGTAGCCAAAGATTCAAACGGGAATACTTTCGCAAGCCCCCTTACCTCCGCTAGCCCCGATTATGTGATCGAAGTAAATGATGATCTCACAATGATTAGGAGAACTACTTCAAGTGAAATCTCATCGAGTCAAACAGTCTTGGTTGACTATGAGTTTCTTGAAAACATCACTGTCACCTATCAGACAAACCTTGTTGTTTCAAACCTACAAATAGAAGTAGATGAGCAAAAGCACATGGGTGCTGATGTCCTCATAAAAGAAGTAACCCCAGTACGAGTTAATGTGAAAGGTCTTGTTTACTTAGAGCAAGGAGCATCAGCTACTAGCGTGGACTCCATTCTCAAATCCGCTCTGTTCAACAGAATAACAGAAACCTCATTAGGTGGTAGTTTATACCCCTCCGATTTCATTCGGGAGATAGACTCTGTTCAAGGGGTATCTTATGTCTCTGTTCCTTTAACTGAACTCTCTTTATCACAGGGTGATCAGATTCTTCGTGAAAAAGTAACCCCAACCATACCCGTGGAAGTCTCAGAGTTTACAAGTTCTAGCCACAAAGTATGGCTCATGGATGTTCAGTTAGACCATGTTCCTGCTTCAAGTGGAGGGTCAAACGCTAGGGTGTTTTTGAACAGTAAACAAATCGACACCCTTTCGGTTGGTCAAAGAGAAGTATCAACAAACTGGATCGGCACGAAAGGTAGCATCGTAGGTTTAGAAAAAGCCTATATCAATACGGGTGGAGTCCTCACCGAGATACCAAACTCCACTCGAAAACTTATGCTGTCATTACCTTTGGGAGAAACTCCTTCAGATTATGTCATTGAAATCAATTATACTTGTGGTGATGGGACTGGGGTAGTTGGTGAGATTAGGGTTAACAGGTTCAGCTATTTCCAAGTAGGGGATCTCAGCTTCACCTACGAAGAGGAGAGAAGATAATGGTTTATGATTTCGACCCTCGCACAAATAGAGAAAATCTTAACTCAAAGTCTTACCCTAGACGACTGATAGAGGACATACTCACTAATAAAATAGTGGACTCCATGTCCTTCGGGACTGCCTCAAACTACTTTACTCGTAGTTATGGGCCGAATCACAGAATCATTTATGAGGGTGTCGGTAGATTACTCGCAGAACTGTTAGTTGATACTTTAGATAACTTAGAAGATGTAGCATACACACAACTTAGAGCAGAGTTTATTTCCACTCGACTTATGTACCTTATTTTTACAGATGAGGATTCGGTTCCTGTTGGGGATACGCACGAAGAAACAATCACATTTCTACTACAAACTTATGAATCTCTCTTGCAAGGGGCAACAAAGAAATCTGTCGATGAAGTATTGAAGGACATCGCAGAGGGTAATGCTATTATACTTAATACGGTTGAGGGCTATATCGCTAACATCAAGTCCTCTATTCTTGCCTCAACAGAATACAACACAGATGGGGTGTTTGGAAAACACAGACACTTTGCCTTCACTGATGAATCTGGACTAGGTTCTACCAACAAACCCCTTGAATATAAATGGGGTGATGACCTTCATACTCACGACATCGTAGATGGTGTTATTCAACCTCATATAGATGCTGACGGAAACTCACACACCCATGAGGTTTATCTCGGCATACCAAAAAACATCATAAGATTACAAACGAACTTACGCAAGGTTTTAAGGGTAACCAAACCCGCTCACATTAAAACAGGTGAGGTTTCCTCAGTCATTGATGAGGACATACCTATTCTCTCTAAAGGGAAAGGAGATGTGTTTAGCCCTATTCTCGGTATCGACCCTGCTCAAACTGATGCTCAAATCATCACAGAAAACACCATCGACACAAACCTCGTCTACCACAACCAAAATGCTCTCTATGGGCTTGTTGGACTCTCACTAGGGGCTTTCCACCAAGAGGAGATGAGGAGGGCCAGAGAAGGCGTTTATGAAGACGAGTTCTATGGGTATGCGTCTGGTAATACCATTCGTGTATGGAGGACTAATGTCCAAGTAGCAGACAACCTCGTCCTCAGTGATGATGACTCCAACACAGCAGATCAAAAGTTTAGGGTCATAGAGGTCGAAAGTGGTATTAAACCAGTAGATGGCATCTATCAGAAAATGACTGGTAGTGATGGAGTAGAATACACAACTAAAACAATACGGGATTTGAATCGTGGTGCGAGTTCTTCACTGAAACCCATAAATGTCGCTGATGTAGAGATCATTAATGGGAGTATGTACCCAATAGAGGAAAACGGTATAAGAGAGGGTCGGGCAGGTGATACACAATCCTTAAATGATGGTGAGCCTATCTTCCTAAAAGATAAAGTGTACTTCTGTGAGTTAAAATCTGACTTGGGTCAATACCTTTTGAGTTTTGATTCTGTTCGTGAACCTATGATGTCTGGTCATAGGGTAGGTCTTGTAGCGACTGTCATCACTGTAGATTCTAGGATACAACAAGAAGGGTTGATCAAGTTCAAAAACAACTCATCTCCTTGGAATGTTAGAGATGAATTAAAGTACGAGACAGTTACCTTCACTAACACTTTTGATGTGGCTAGATGGGGTGTAAACTACAACTACGCTATAAACCTACCCAACTTTATCGTGAAAGATATGCTCAAATCTATAGGCACACTGCCTGTGTCTATGAATGACATCACCATAAAAATAGACAAAGGAGCAGGGTTCGTAGATCCCGATTACTCTTATTCTAACCTATTCTTAGAATCTATCAACTGGTATACATACTCAGATAAAGATGGGATCATGCGTATAAGTGATCGGACTTATACCACTGTGGGGGCTAATAACTATAATAACCCACTTATAAGTTCGGGACATAAAGTTTCAATCACATATCCCAAATCCAAATCGGAAATCAGACGCTTCAGAGAACTTAATAGTCTTGAGATGACCCTCAATGCCACAAGACCAGCTCGTAAAGTCTCCGACTCTGGTAGAGGGTTATTAGGTCAAAACAGAGTCATTGGGACAACCTCCCCAATCTCTTATGTGCTTAATGAACCACAACCTGTCACCCCTTTCACACAAGAACAAAAGACTGCTACATACTCTGCGGGTAGCTCCGACCTGCTCAATACAAAAAATCAAAATCTATATGCAAACACAATCACAGACCCTTTAGTCTTTAATAGCACATACACCCTCAATAACTTCTCACTCAATCAAACAGCAACTCAAGATCAAGTCTTTAAGCCGTCTACGAAAACCATCACTACATCAAACCCTAAGATTTCTTTTTATCTCTTGGGATTTAGACCCTCGTACATCACCTCCGTGGTCGATAGTAGTGCTGTGTCTTATGCCTATACACTCAATCAAGATCATGTCTTAGTCAGTGGATTAACAAGTGAAAAAACACTGACCATTACTGGTATCTCTTCTAACCCATTCTCCTCTGATCTTGATTGGTACAAAGGAGAAAAGTTAGCAGAAGGTCAAGCGTTCTACAAACACACCTCCACTAATGAATTAGATGTCTTCTCGGAGTCTACTCCTGAAGAATACATGACGAACCCTCTAGGTCTTGCATACGACAAAAACGGTGTTGTATCCGATCAAATACGCTCTGTATACTCTATGGAAGACACTAAAACATCGGGTATAGAGGGTGAACTAGACTTTTATGAGGACAAGGTTACAGGGTATGAGTTTAAGCAAGATGAAGACGGAAGGGATGGGTTTGCTAGTGAATATAATACGCAATGCACACAAGATGAAGTTCTTTACCCAGATCCGACTCTATATGTGTTAGGCCCAATATCCACATTAACAGGGGGTGTGCCTGTAAACACGATCCCCACATATCTCTTCTTTGGGTACTTTATGCTTATTGACCAAGATGGCAACAATGATATTGTATACTACCTCTCCATATATCGAATAGATGCTAATGGGGATAAGCAATATCAAACACTAACACCAATACAAGACCCAAATGGAGATGACGCTTTACAGGTGTCGGGAACACTACCAGAATCTAATGGCTCTCCACTTGCATATAGATTCTTAGGGAATAATGGGTTTGGAAGTCTTGAATACAATCAAATGAGTTCTACTGCTTACGCTAATATCTCATTTAATCACATACCTAATGAGACCTATTATATGGAAGTCTTCTTTGAACGAGCACCAGCAGGAGGGGCTTCTTTTCTTGGTTTTACAGCCAGAGGTTCAAACTCAAATGTAAACCTCTCTGATACTTGGTTTAACTTAAATGACCCATTTCAGTATCCAAATCAGAATGAAGTTGAGTTCTTAGGTCAAGGTGGTGGCATAGATGATACGACTGAAACATACGAAATCACATTCACGAATAATCCTGGTGGGGTTGAGATAAATACGATCAGTAATGTCGCAGACCCTGACGCAGGGGCAACAAAAGACACCGAAAATGTAGGGTTGACTCACACCACCACTACTACTACTTATTCCGCTACGGACTACTATCCTATCAGACCCTTAGAATATGACTACGGGTATAAAAGACTATTCACTGAGAGTTAATAACTCTTTTATACATTGGTAATATGTAAACAAGACCCCCCCACAATTTTTAGATTGGAGGACAATATGATACACACGAAAATCCCACCACCAAAAACGACTGCTATTAACTTTGGATTAGGTTTCTCAGAAGAAATCGGAGTTAAAATCAAAGGGGATGTTTTTGGGGTTCTCCAACATAAAGACGGTCAAGAAGAAATCGTCTTAGATAAATCAAATATATACACACTAGATGGTGGGATTTTAGCCGCTATCTTGTTTTCCAAAAACTTAGGTGTGGGTAATTTTCGTGGCATTGATATGTTAGCTGTTGGAACAGGAGCATCGGGATCAACTGCGAGTCCCGACATCGCTGATTATAGGCAAAGAATTATCAACACACCCCTTTATCGTAAAGAATTTTCAAGTGTTGTTTATCGAAACTCTGACGGTTCTCTAGCTTCAGTCCCCACAAACATCGTAGACTTCACAACTACATTTGAGGCTTCGGATGCTGTTGGTGCATTAACTGAGATGGGGTTGATGTGTACTACTGACGGTATAGGAAATGACCCTGCCGACTTCGATCAGTTAGCCGATGCTTTTCCTAATCGTACATTGACTACAGACATCACCGCAAAAGACATCTTAGTAAATTACCTCACTTTTCCAGTAATCAATAAACCCGCAGGGTCTATATTAGCGATTACTTGGCGTTTAACATTCTAAGAGAGGGTTTAAGTAATGTCACAAAAGTATTTACCCTCTACAAGTAGAGATTTAGACCCCACAAATTATGCGTGGGACTCCATTGTATATCAAGCTGGGAGACCCATGCTTGATAGTGAACTTAACCTCACCCAAGATATCCTCAATAAGAAAAACACCCTCCCAAGTGGAATGATTTCTTATCAAGGTGAAGATGACTCTGTGGGTTCATTCGCATATGAAAAACCGTATGTTGAGGGTGCTCTAAACGGCAACTTCACTGCTAACACCTTCATCATTAATCCGTTCAAAGCAATGGTAAATGGAATAGTGATTGATGTACGAAACACAAATGCTACCGATGGTACGAATAAAATCACCCTACCAGCACCAGATGCAGGGTCTGGGCCAGGTGATCGTGGGGATTTTGTTTTCCTTGAAGTATGGCGAAAAGATGTGACTCCTGCCATGCAGTCAAAGTCTAGGATTAAGTTACTTTCCCCCCAAGCTAATGACACATTCACCTTTAAAAAGGGTGGTGGAGCAAATGATGTAGTCCTCACTGTGGACACTACTTTTGCAATAGGGGCTTCTCTAGCTCACACAGCTCGCAATATGGCTTCATACATAAATGATCATGGTGGGGCAGGGTTAGGACTCACTGTTGATGGTGTTACCACATTTGCCGAAACTAGAGGTACAGAGTTTGTATTCCTAAACCATAATGGTGGAGCTAGTGGGAACTATACTGGTGGAGCTAGCTTTACCTTAGCCTCTTCAGATGTTACAGGGATTGAAATCCAAATACAACCTTCTGGTGGTTCTGATGGTGACGGAAAGCCTTCTGCTACTACAGTTTATTATGCAGGGAATGTACTATCTGATACTTCAACGCACCTACCTGATGATATACAAGACCCAAATGTAAATGTATCTTCTACTCGAAGGATACAAGTTCAGTATCGTATCAGGACTCAACAGAACACAAATCTTTCACATCAGATTTTCGGGTTTGAAAATGGATTACTCTACGCACAAGGGTCACAAGGTGCTCCTGTAAACACAAAATCTTTTAGTAAACATTCTACTGACACAGGTTTATGGTATGCTGGAGATGGTTCAGAAGCCGATGCCACTGCATTAGGTACTGTTGATGGGTATGTTTACGCTATCCCTCTCTGTTATGTCTTTAGGAGACAATCTCCAGGAGTTGGGGGTGCAGGATTCAATGCGATTGGTTCATTCAACACAGGTGCATTACATGATCATGATGGGACTACCTTAGC